TCTTCAATACCAACCTCTAGTTCTTCTCCGTCTACCTTAATGGTGTACTTTAAATCTTCTTCGGCTACTATTTCAGTTTCTTCTTCCTCTTCTACCTCTTCCTCGGTTTCTTCTTCAGCTTGTCCCTCTTCTTCGGGGGCTTCTTCTTCTACCTCTTCAGCTTCCTCTGTATCCTCTACCACTTCCTCGTCAACAGTGGCTTCGGTTTCCTCGTTTGCGGTTTGCTCTTGTGAGTCCCACATACTTAGGATTTGGTTTGCAGCTTCCTCTGGTGAACCTGCTTCTGCTCTTTCAAATCTACCTTCTTGGGTGTTCTCTACAGAATCCATAGGTTATTCTCCTCTACTGTGTTAAAAAATTTTCTTGCTCCCTTTCAGCAAGTTTGCCTGTTTCAAGCACCGAAGTTATATGTTGATTAACTAAATCCAATGCTTTAATTGTTATATACAATCTATCTCTTTCCACTTCTTCGGCAACTCTGGTGTCTAACAAGTGTTGTACTAACGCTTCTTTGACTGTGGCTAGAGCCTCTACATATAGAGGATGTTCTAAAATCTGTTTAGCTTGGTCAGCCCTTGCTATCTCTTCTCCCTTTCCCATAATTAGTTCCCTATTTTAACTGCTCGTTCTTGTTGTCTCTCTAGTTCAAGCTCTTGTTGCTTAAGGGCAAGCTCTGCTTTCTTAATCTCAAGTTCTTGTGCTTTAATTTGCATGTCCACACTAGCTTCTTGTTGTTTAAGTTCCAAATCTTGCTGTGATATTTGTGCATCAAGCTGCATTTCTTGCTGCTTAAGTGCAGACTCTTGTTGTATTTTTTGTACCTTAACTTGTAATTCTTGTTGTTTAAGCTGTGCTTCTTGCATCTTAGCTTGTTCTTGCGGACTAGGTCCTTGTTGTTGTGGAACGTCTTGGTCTCCGGGGTCTGTAATAAAGTCATCTACATTCTTCATGCCCATGGCTTTTATCTGCTCAGCTACTAAGTTGTATACATTCTTAGGTTTAAGTAACATACCTGCTGCTGGATGTTGTGCAATCATTTGTATTGTTTGCGACAACCTGCCTAAGTGCATTAAGTTCATATCTTTATTACCAAAACCTAAACCAACCTGTGCAGTACAATCCATTTTGGTTTTCCATTCATGTGGATATAATGTAGTCCATTGGTTATTTAATCGTACAAGTTTTTCAGGTTTTTCAAATTTCTGTACTAACATATATACAGATTTAGCTAAGTCTTTCATTCCTGTTTCAGCAAATATTCTAGCTATTAATTCTATTTTTTGCTGTGCTGCGGTCATTACTTGACCAACGCCTGTAGCAGTTTGATGCGATTTTAACGCACCCTCAGATAGACCCATTGACTGTTTACTAACACCAGTGCGTTCTTCTCTAATACTATCTAAATACCCTAGCATGTTAAAAGAGTTCTGGTCTAGTTGTGGTGTTCCCAGAGGGTTAACAGCACCCGGTGTGCGTACTCTTACAATACCACCCGGTCTAGAAGTCATTAGGTCATCTAAATTAGCTTGACCTTCCACTACCTCGTATCGCCCATTATTTGTTAGATACATATTGTCTAACAAGTTACGCATTAGTGTAGTCTTAATTAGTTGAAGGTCGGAGATTAAGTCATAAATACTCAGACCGTAAAACTTATGAGGCATTGGTATAGGTGTAAGGGAGGAGAAGGGAACACTATCCACAGCCTCATTATCTAACAGTTCGTCTCCAACCTTCGTTACTTTTCTTAGTTCAGCAATACCATCGTTGTCATAGTCAACACGCATGTAGCATTCTGTAACCCAAATTCCATCATCAATGTCACCTTCTGGTGCATTGTCTTGTTCGTGTGAGAATCTAGAAAGTCTTTCTGATTTGTAGTCAGCTTCGTCATTACTAAATATATTCTCTATTTTACTCTTAGGGTATCCTTGTTCTATTAGTTCAGACTTAGTTCTTTTTACCCTGTGTCCTACAAAACGAGCATCCTCTATTGTCTTGGCATACTTGTTTATTAAAAATTCTTCTGGTGGTACAGCTTCTATTCTAACCTGACCATCATCGTATGTTCTACTAACTACCACATCATGTGTTACTTGTTGTGGTTGTAGTGAAATAACATCGCTATCTTCTAATCCATTAGGAGTATGTTCTAATACTTCTACGTTGTCTTCTAATAGTAATGCAGTAAATTCTTCTTCAGTAAGGTTCTTATATTCTTCTCTTAATGTCTCACTACTATCATCCCAGTAATGTTTTACTATACCATTCTTTTGTAGTAATGCATCTTTAAACCATTGATATATAATAGAAAATCCTGGGTTTTGTCTCATGATTACATGATTAACATAATCAGTAGATTGTTTTGCCATCTCTACATCTTCAGGACCCTGTGGCTCAAACTGAACAACTTTATCGCCCGAAGTAAATATTTTCATAAGGCTAGGCATAATCCATTCGATTACATCTGCTACATCTCTTGTGACAATCTGTGAGCGACCCTCTTGCTCGTTTCCGTACCTTTTACCGTAGTATCGGTCTAGTGCGTCTGAGCGTTGTTCTGTTAGCTTTCCGTCTTTGTACCCTAAAGCTGAGTTAATCTCTTGCTCTAGGTGAGCAGATAGCTCACGCTTTGTCATTTTAGCCATAAATTATTTACCTTTATTTATAGGGTATTTTGTTTCTTTAGGTGGTGGCGTGGACATACTGACTGTTTTCATAATATGTTTGAGGTCTTTAATGTCCTGTGCCATTTCTAATATTTTATTTTCTAACCATTTCGGATTCATATCTTCTCCTTATACTATCCAACTTAAATCAGTCTCAGGGAGTTCCCTTCCCCAGACACTATCATTACCTGTGAACACTACATCTGTTATACACAAGTACCTGAACGCATCGCTTGCGTGTGATGTCCAATCGTGGACTGGTCTTTGTGACCAAATCTTTTTCTTGTCATCATAACTACTTCTATATTGTAGTAATGCTTCTAGTCCTTTCTTAGTGTTTTCTGCATCAAACCAACACTTGTTTAAAAAAGTTCTGGTAGTGTCAATACCATCCATAACTTTTAACTTTGGTGCTACTTGGAAGTCAATGCCTAGGTCAAATGCTAGGTCTCGTCTTGACTTACCAGTAGAAAATTCTCTAACTACTATGTCGTGTGGTGCTATGTGTGCACCATAATGATAACCCTTTCTGTTTAGTACCTCTATATAGTGAGGCAGTCCTTCATTAGAGTTTTCATAGTAATCTATAACGTGTACTGCTTTACCTATAAACTGACAGAACCATATACTAGTTGCGTCTGAAACACCAAGGTCCCATGCTGTTACTACTTGTTTAGCCGGGTCATAAGGGACTTTCCCCACTCGGTCTTCTTCATAAGCAGCTTCAATCTCTTTAGCATAATACGCACCTCTAAGTGCAGCAGACCAAGAACACTCGTATTCTTGTTCAAATTCAGTCTCTGCCATATCCTGTTTCGCAAGTTCAAGCTCTTCATCGTCTAGTATCCCTGTTTCACTCGCCTTATATAAGAATCTAGCCCATCCCTTTTTCTCTGGGGCAGAGTGGTATAAATCATAAAATTCGTTCTTGCCTTTAGGTGTACCAATAAATATGGCATACCCCTTTCTGTCTGATAGTGCCGGCCTTATAACCTCAGAGAACATCTTAGGATTCATCTGGGCATATTCGTCTAATACTACACCGTCAAGATAAATTCCACGGAGAGTGTCATAGTTATCAGCTCCGTACAGTTGTATTCTAGCTCCCATGAAGTCAGCTCTTAGTTCCGCTTCATTAAACTTAACTTCAGGGAATACAGCACATAGTCTTTTTAATTCATCCCAAGCAACTGTCTTAGCCTGCTTAAATAGTGGTGCTATGTACGCATATCTAGGTTGTCTCTTACCAGCTTGTATATCTTCTACAGAACTTTTGATTAACTGGTTTATAGCAAATACAGTCTTACCAAACCTTCTGTGACATACAACAACATTAAATCTATCTAAAGTCGTGTGTAAATGTCTTTGTAATTCCCTAGGTGTATAGGGTATTACTATAGGTTTTCTCTCCTCTTGCATAAATACTAGTGTATCTTGCCTTCCTTATTCTTTAGTAACTGATTAGCGTCTGCAATGTCAGCCTCATCGTTGGCCCATTGTATGTCAAACTGTCTATCCTCTACAACAACGTGGTGTTTCGGGGACCATCCGGCCTGTGTCTTTAGCCAGAACGTAGTCATACTGGGAGATTCTCCACTGACTGCCATTTCGTAAGCAACACCGGCAACTCTTGCGGTACGCTTCTCTTTACCTACTAATAAATTATGAGAATAATATTTAGTTAAAGTAGCATTACTAATACCCATAACTTTAGCTATAGTATGCTGGTCTAATCCTATAGTAACCATCTCTTCTACCTTAGAATAGTCATCATCGGTAGGTTTATAAGTTTGTCCACGTTTGATTCTAGACTTTTTACCACCAGCTTTCTTAGATTCTGCACTAAGTCCACCAGTTGGTCTACCTTTCTTACGCTCAATCTTAATTACAGCATCAGCTGGGACCACACCCTTTGCAGATGCTACTGCATATCTCAACTCTTCTTCTAATTCTTTTTCTATTTCTCTAATCTCATCTTCTGAGTCTACAGAAATTTCACCTTTATTTGCCATATGCCATTATTATACCATAAATTTAAATTAGTTATCCCTTCATTCCTAGAATTCTTACAAAGTTTTCTCTTACCAGTATATATATACTATTAGTTTTCTTCTTTGGGGCTCATTCTAGGTACTATTATACCAGATAAATACTAAGTAATTATGCATAGTGCCGAAAATACTTGGTTATGCAAGGTAATACATTGAAAAAATAAAAATTTTGTATGTGGGTTCCTTTGCCCGATGGAGAAATTTTCACAAAAGGGTGGGGTACCCTCGACATCCTACACTTTCCGCCTACGCATATTCGGGGTTTTCTTACATGGGATGGGCTTTCTGGGATGGATGGCGTAGATT